AAATAAATGCATTTTTACATAAAAAATCACACGAATATTATACTAAGCAGAATATAAAATATCAATTACCGATAATAATATTTAGTGCGTTATCTGGTACAGGTAATTTCATTAGTGCAAACTTTCCAGACTATGCTCAAATTATTATTTTATCAGTAGGTGGTTTAAGTATATGTACATCAATTATATCATCAGTTGCACAATTTTTAAAAGTTAGTCAATTAAGTGAAAGTCATAGAATGTCTTATCTAAGTTGGGAAAAATTCCATTCTAATATTAAATTTCAACTTAATAAAAGAAGGGCAATACGTGAAAATCTAAAGGATTTTCTTAGTTTAATAGTTCCAGAATATCAACGTTTAAAGGAAATTAGTGCAAGCATTCCTAAACATATTTGCGATGAAGTAAAGCATAATAAGAAGAATTTAAAAAATATGCAAGTACCTTATATGCTTAATGGTTTTCATCCAGTTGTACCATTTAAAGAAGAAGAAAAAGATAGCGATACAGAATCTAATGATAACGGATTAATTAATATAGATGGACTAAATCTAAATAATGATACACCAGAAAGCCCAGTATAAAATTAGTAATTTATTCAATATTTAACTATTTAACTATTTAACTATTTACCTATTTACCTATTTACCTATTTACCTATTTACCTATTTACCTTTTCCATTTTATACCATTTGCATTGATCGTTTATTATGTGTAAAATAAAATAATATATTAAATTATATACAACGGTATTCGTTGTCATAAAAAATAAAATAATAAAATAATAAAATAATAAAATAATAAAATGAATAACATTTTTAGTATAATTCATAATACACCACTAAATCCATTGACATATAATACTAGTAATGTATCATTAAATCAAATGAGTAAGCTAGATAGAAAATATCCTGTTTTATTAGTAGATACTAGTTTTTGGTTATATTATCGTTTTTTTGCGTTGCGTAATTGGTATAGAAGAGCATATCCAGATATTACAAATAAGCCAAATTTTAATCTAGAACATAATTGGTTAGAAGACGAAATATTTATTACAAAATACAAAAAACTATTTATAGATAATATTAAAAGTATTTGCAAAACATATAAAACTGTTTTAACCAATGTTGTATTCTGTATTGATTGTTCCCATAAAGATATCTGGCGACTAGAAGATAATAAGGATTATAAAGGTACTAGATTAGAATCCCATCTTAAAAATGAATTCAACTCTTATAATCTATTTACCCATATTAAAAAAATGTATCTACCACAATTACAAGTATTATATGGTGTCAAAGTATTTTATAACAATAAATGCGAAGCAGATGACATCATAGGACATTTTGCACCATATCTAATCAATAATAACTTTAATACTATTTATATTCTAGCAAATGATAATGATTATTTACAAATATGTTCTGAACAAATTATTATGATTAACGGGACTACTAAAAAAACTTTTAACAAATCAATTGTACCTAATGCAATCATACATAGAAAAAAGATAGACCGAAATAGTACTCAAGATAATCTAGAAGAAACTACAGTTAATACAACTACTGAAGATATTGATGGTAATGATTGTATTGATGGTAATGAATTAGAAACTAATAAGGAAATTGATAAGGAAATTGATAAGGAAATTGATAAGGAAATTGATAAGGAAGTTCAAGTTGAAGTTGAAGTTAAAGATATAAATTATGGTGTAAAATATTTAATTAAGAAGATATTATTAGGTGATAGTAGTGATAATATTAAGTGCTGTAGTATTGATAATGGTTATCTAGACACAGGTTTTCCAACTAATCAATATAAAAATGTTTATAAAACTCTAGCAACGGCAATAGTAAATAATCCTAGTAAATATGAAAAAATAAAGAGTATTCTAGATAAAATTCGTAATGGTATTATTAAAAATGATTCTGATAGCCAAATAAGTTTTGTTAAAAAATTTTATAACAATACTAGACTAATGGATTTTCAAATGCTACCATCTAATCTAAAAAATGAATTAATTAACAAATTCAATAATTTTATTTAGTAATAATTTTATTTAGTAATAAATTGATAGTATTAGCGTATAATTTTTAATAGTTTTATCAATATAGTATATAGTAAATTTATAATTAATTTATAAATTATAATTATTCTAGATATTCTAGATATTAATAAATTTAGATATTACAATGTTAGATACTGAAAAAATTCTAAAGGAAGTTAGTGAATTATCAAATGATACACGCAAATGGCATTCTAAGCGTGAATTTGGAGATTTAAATATCGATGAATTTACTGAAGTAATGAAAGGCAAGTATGAATATTTGCATACAAATTCATCAACTTTATTTGAAAATTCTATGAAAGGTGATCTAAATATGCAACAATTAAATTTTATGTTAGAAATGATAGAAAAAGTAAATGCAGGCGCAGATTATCATACTACAAGTACAGTAGTAGGACAGCGACTAGTTGATGTATATGTCAAACCATTAATTGATGATAAGGAGAAGAAACAATAAAATTGTAAATAATTATTTTATTTAATTTTATTTAATTTTATTTAATTTTATTTAATTTTATTTTTTTTAATAAATTACTTAAAAAATAGTTTTCTAGACAAACAAATATAATTGAAAAAAATAATTTAATATGGTAGATAAGGTAGATATGGTAGATATAGACATGGCAAACGTAAAAAAGATATTAGATTTGTATGAAAAATATGGTAATAATGATTATATTGGCGAACATATAACACAAACTGAGCACGCATTACAATGTGCTGAGTGTGCAGAAACAGATCCCCGGATTGCAATATATGATGATTATATTAAAAATTGTGTTATTGTAGCGGCATTATTGCACGATATTGGTCATTTAGTTGGTATGGAAAAAGGAGAAATGGAAATGAAGAACATAAATACATTAGATGGTAATAGTAATTGTATTAGTTTAGGAATTGTAGGACACGAAGGAATAGGAAGTGCATTTCTGAAGGATTGTGGAATGCCATATTTAATATGTGAATTAGTAGCTTCACACGTACAGGCAAAACGTTATTTATGTACTACCAGTAGATATTATTATGATAAATTGAGTGATGCCAGTAAGGAAACTATGAAAATTCAGGGAGGATTAATGTCTCCCCAAGAATTACGCGATTTTAAAACATCTATACTCCCAGAACTAAAAATATATTTAAGGGAATTCGATGATTTAGGAAAAAAAATAGATATAATTAATACTACAACACCTAATAGTATTGAAAAATATAAAAAACAAATAGAACTTGCACTAATACACGGTAAAGTATTCTAGAAAACAGAAATATTTTAATCTTTTTATTATTTTTATTATTTTTATTATTTTTATTAGTTTTATTAGTTTAATTATTATTAAAGAATTTTAATCTAGCAGCACGCATTTCTTCATTAGTTTGAGGAATAGGCTTTGCATCTTCAACCTCATCTTTATCTTCATCTTGAATAGGTGGCTGTGGCTGTTGAGGTGGTTGTGGTGGTTGAGGTAATCTGCGTTTAATTCGCTCTTTTTCTTTTTCTTGATCTAGTTTAAGAGATTCTTGAAATGCTAGATCTTGTCTTTTTCGTTCAGCCCTCCAAGTATCATTATACATTTGACTCTGGACTTGCTTCCTAATTTCTTCATCTTCATCATCTTGTTTAGCCAATAATCTGTCCAAACTTAGTGGTTTTGCAAAGGCATTACCTTTTTTCTTTAATTGTTCCTGTGCTTCCATTTGTCTTATTTGTTCAAGAACATCATCAATATCATTTTCTTGATCTGCACCTTGAGGTTGCGGATTGTCTTCTGCAGCCAGTTGTCTAGCTAATTCTGCATCACTCTCCTCTTGTTCTCTAATTTGACGCAAAATTTCTGTCATATCATCAGAATCATCAATAGACGCACCATTATTCATATTAATTTCAGAATTAGCAGTGTATGTTGCGAAAGATGCATCTAATGCCATAGCAATTTCACTATCGTGTATTTGTTGTAATATAATGTCCATATCTTCAGTAGGTTCAGGAATTTGTTCAGGAATTTGTTCTCTAAAGTCATTTGGATTATGTTGTCTGTTGGGAAGTGCAAATCTAGTATGTGGATGTATAAAAGTACTTTCTTTGGCATTATCTTTATTTTTATCTTTATCTCTGTCTTCTAGATTATGATATTGTTCTGTTTCAGATTCTGATTCAGGTTCCGGTTCAGGTTCTCGAACTTTGGGAGGACGTCCCCTTCCTCTTTTTGGTGGAACAAGCAGTTGCTTCGACATTGTAAATAAATCAAAAGTATAAATGATTCAAACGATTATATAATAATTTTAACATAAACCTACATTAATTTTCAATTTTTTTAATATTTAAGTAGTTTTTATCTGATTTTATTCTATTTATTCTATTTATTCTATTTATTCTATTTATTCTATTTATTCTATTTATTCTATTTATTTTATCTATTTATTTTATTACATATATATAAGTAGATTACTTTAATAATCAAATAATGGCTTTAACAACTTGGATTTTACCTACGCTTATAGGATTTGTTGCGGCTGTACTTCTCTTAACAATTTTATATAATGACTCTTATGTTAGAAGTAAATTTGCCGATTTAGGTGCACTAATTCAATTACAAACATCACGACCTGCATATTATGGAATTGGTTGGACACCAGTAAATGCATCTAATCAATTACCACCAGTACCAGCAACCGGTAATATTACATCATTCAACTCACCAATTTATCTCGATGGAACAACTTCTCCAGTTTATAATTATTATCCCCAAACAGAACTAAATCCTACTGCTGTAGCTACAAATAAACAAGTAACTATTAAAAATTCTAATACTGTTCAAAATAATCAGAACTTAGCATTTGCAAATCCAAATAATATATATGACGCGCATAAAGCATATTATTGGGCATTATCCGGTGGTTATCCTTATCCATATCCAATTTTATATCCACCTAATGATATGAATAAAGTTCAAGGTGTCGAAGACAGAATATAAAAAAAAATTTCCATTTTCCATTTTCCATTTTACAATTTTCTATATTTTATTGTAAAAAATGCGGCTTAAAGGAAATTTAGGATTGTGATGGGTGGGTTTTGTCAAAATGAAACCGAACAATTTTGCGATTAATAGTAGTGTAAATGACATCACCACATTCTAGTTGTTGAAATGTTGCCGAAAACTCGCCACCTTGTTCGTGAGGCGCAGTAATAATAACTTGTTCATTGTTACTTACATATCTAGTATCTAAGAAGCATGATAGTGTTAGTGCTTGATGACGATTTGCATTCTCGGCAGCGGGTAGAAAGTCAATATAAGGTAATCCATTATATGACACGGTAATAAAACCGAGATCGCGAAATACATTGAAAAATCCGTGTGTTGTCCAATCATCATACAATGTGTCAAATGACCATTCTCTACGATTAGGTGGATCACAATAGCTATCACCCATTCGGTCATACAAACCATAGCGACCAAATATGCTTAGTTGCGGGATATAATCCTTTTGTTCTGACATTTTTTATTTATATTTTATTATTTAATAAAAAAAAAATCAATTTTTTATGTTATTTATCAAATTTAATTCTAAAATTATAATTTATTCCATTTTTGCATATTATTATTATTATTATTATTATTATTATTATTAATAAATTCAATTCTGCCAATTGATTTGTGTTCCAAGTAAAATTTCTATATTTGTAAATATACCAGAATTAAAGAAACCTTGATAAGCACTCAACGGTGATGGATGAACACCTAACACACAACGTTTATCATTTTTTATAATTTTAGTCTTATTTTTAGCATAACTACCTAACAATAAGAATACACAAGAATTATTATTTTCAATAATATATTTAATTACGTCGTCAGTGAATGCTTCCCATTTTTTAATATGTGATAATGGTGTAGATTGTTTAACCGTAAGCGCACTATTTAGTAAGAACATATTTTCTCTAGTCATCCAGGGTGTTAAATCACCATTATGAAATTCGTAATTTCGTTCTGGGAACTCGTTTTGTAATTCTTTAAAAATATTTACTAATGACGGTGGAATTTTAACATTGCTAGAAACTGAAAAACATAATCCCATTGCTTGCTCCATACCATGATAACAATCCTGACCAACAATAACTACTTTTATTTTTGAAATATCACATTCAAAAGCTTTGAATACTAATTCCTTCGGTGGAAATGTTTTAATTAATGTATTAGGATTATAAACTTCCACTAAAATATTATCTATATCGTGTTGCCATTTTTCAAACAAGGGATACCAAGAACTATGCACACCATATTTTGCCATATTATCCTCACACACTCCTCTTATACTCCTCTTATACTCCTCCTATACTCCTCCTATATTTTTATATCTAACGCATATAATATATTCTTTTTTCAATTTTTTTATAAAATTTAATAAATAAATTTATATATTCTAGAATAATAACATTCTAGAATAACAGAAAAAACTAAAACTATAATGTCAGAAGAAGGTTTATGTAAATACAAGAATTTATTCGGAGAACTTGGAACAGGAGCACATAGTATCCGTATATTCAATATTGCAATAGTAGATGTTTTAATGACACTATTACTTGCCTTTTTTATACATCAATTTATACTAGATAAATTATTAAATATACATTCCGTATCAATATGGTTAGTTATCGGATTATGTTTTCTATCAGGTATAATAGCACATCGCTTATTTTGTGTTCGTAGCACAGTAGATAAATTATTATTTCCTAATTCTTAACTAATCTAGAACTTAAAAAAATTAATACTTAAAAAATTATAACAATATAACAATATTAAAATAATCATAGTAGCTAGAATAAAAAAAATGGAAAATATAGATAAAATAGATAAAATTTATTACATCAATCTAGATCATCGTACCGATCGCAATGAACAATTTAGCCAACAAATTGCAACACATTTTAAGGATGGTATATTAGAAAGCCGCATAGAACGTTTCCCTGCAATTAAACACAACCACGGACTATTAGGATGTTCTATGTCCCATTTAGAAGTAATTAAGAAGGCTAAGGCAGATGGTGCACGGTATGTATTAGTATTCGAAGACGATTTCGAATTTATTGTATCTAGAGAAACATTTGAAAACAATCTTACAAAATTATTCGAACAAGTCACAAATAACGGTATCGATTTCAAAGTTGTTATGTTAGCATATAATACTAATAACAGGGCAGAAATTGCAAATAATGATATTCTAGATAGTTCTACTGATGTACAAACGTGTGCTGGTTATCTGGTTAATAGTGCATATTATGATGAACTAATACAATGCTGGGAAGAAGGTGTTAGACTATATCAAGAAACCTGGCGAGACTGGATTTATTGTTGCGATCAATATTGGAAAAAATTACAAAAAGAAAAATGGTTCATATTCAAAACAAGAATTGGCAAACAATGCGCCGGATTTAGTGATTGTGGCAAATGTTTTGTTAACTATAATTGTTAAATATAATCTAGCAATCTAGCAATCTAGCAATCTAATAATTTTACTTAGCTAATAATTCTACTTCATAATATATTTGTTTTTGTTTTTGTATTTTGTCATTTTCATTATCCTTATCTGCATCATCATCATGTATATCTGCATCATTATCATTTATATCTGCAATATAATATTTAATATCGCTTTTGTTAACGTGCTTTTGGGAATTTGGAATTACATCACATTCTAGACGCTTCATAATATATTCTAAATTACTATTATCAGAAATAATATCGAAATCATCTTTATAAATATGAATTGCAATTTTATTCCACGGTTTTACTCCCATATGCTTCCGTGTTTGTTGTACATCCGCAATAAAACGTTTTAAATGCGCCAGCTTTTCTATCTGGGCATCATAAGTAAAATCAATCTTAATCAAAATATTATTCTGGGCATTGCTATCAAATATATCTCCATCATTGAATATTGGCTCAAAACTAAACTCTTCTTCTAGAATAACATAACTATCCGACCCTAATGGAATATCTAATTGTTTTAACTTAGTAATTGTAGTAATGGTTTCATCATTATAACTCAATGTTTCCATCACTTTATAAATTTCATTTGCTAGTTTTTTATATTTTTTACCTAGCAATGGCTTATTCGGGACAACTTTATAATTCAAATTCCCAGAAAGCATCGAATACTTAATATCAATTACATTCAATTCCGATTGTATTAAATCTATACAACTTGCAATCTGTTCTAACATCTTCGGCGAATCCATACATATTTCACAAGCCTTTATCGGCGTTTTGGAACTTGTATGTGTTTTGGTATTCATTCTAGCAGATCGTACTAATTTCGATACGCGCTTTAATAATTCAAATGTCTCCAAATAATTATTACCATTACCATCAATAGTTTCGTTTTCAATAAATTTATTATAATCTTCCATATGCACAAATTGCACTCCACTAGAATAAATTGTGGACAATTCCTTATAAATCGATTGCGATAAGAAAGGTGCAAATGGCGCCAATAATATAACATATTGTTTAATAACTTGAAATAATACTGATGTGGAAATAATCCATTCCTCATTGCCACATTTACCCTTTAACCGATCACGATTAAATTTCAAATACCAATTAGTAATATCTTCAATTAATTCAATAATCATTCTAGCAGCTTTTGCAATTTGATAATTATCCATTAAAGTTATGACTTGTGATTGAATATTATTTATATTTAGCAAAATCCATTTATCCATAGGATTAGTAGTTTGCTGATATGCTAGAATATTAAAATTAACATTATGATGTTTTTGATTAGTAATATGTTCTACCAAAAAGGCAACACTATTATTAAACTGAAACAAATCTTTATTAATAATCTTAATATCATCCTCCTTAAAAGCCAACGGTTCCGCATTTGTAATATGTGATTGCAATAAATACAGTCGAATTGCATCTGCACCATAATTATCTATTAAAATAAGTGGATCAACATAATTTTTAGTCTTTTTCGAAATCTTTTTACGATGTTCATCTAATATTGTCCCTACCACCATAATATTATGTGCCGGTTTCTTATCAAACAGCGCAGTGCTCAATACTAATAATGTATAAAACCATCCACGGGTTTGGTCTAATCCTTCTACAATAAAATCACATAAACTATCTAGTGTATTGTATTTTTCTTCGAAAGCATCTTTATTTTCAAAGGGATAGTGATATTGTGCAAAGGGTACAGAACCACTTTCAAACCAACAATCAAATATATCTGGAACTCGTTTATATGTTTTTCCATTAATGGGATGTGTGATTACAATATCATTAACATATTCTGGATGGATATCATTTAACATCAAGCCGGAATAATTTTCCAATTCCCTAATAGATTTTATAACTAATATATCATCTTCAATATCATCTTTACTATCATTTTCAATATTATCTTCACTATTATCTTCACTATCACCATCTACCGACATCCATACAGGAATAGGTGTTCCAAAATATCTACTTCTAGAAATACACCAATCACGTGCCCCTTCTAACCATTTATGAAATCTTTGAGTACCAATATTTTCTGGATACCAATTTACTTGCTTATTTAATTCAATCATACGTTCTTTAATTTTCTGTACATTTACATAAAACGCATCACACGCTCTATACACTAATGGTGTATCAGTACGATAGCAATATGGATATTCGTGGCGGATTTGCTGTATTTTTAAGAGTATCTTATTTTCCTTTAATTCTTTAATAATTAGGGCTTCTGCATCAAATACTAGCATACCGGAATATTTTTTGACCATTGTTAAATATTTGCAATTACTGTCTATTGGGTTCATACTCTTAACAATTGCGTTAGTAATTAAACCTTTTTCCATACATACACGATAATCATCCTCACCAAAAACTGGTGCTAAATGTACTATATTAGTTCCCGTATTACCAGATTCTTTAACATAATCATCCGCTACAACTTTATTTAAATTAGTGCTTGGGTGGTTTATAATGGTTTGTTGAATGGTAATATTCGTATATGTATTGTAAATAGGTTTGTATCGGATATTAATTAGATCGGCGCCTTTAACTGTTTTGATTAGTTGTTTAAATTTAATTCCTGTATTTTTATATGTGTCTTTGCCTAGGATATATACATTACCTTGGTCATCTTCTATATATTCATATTCTAGAGTAGCATTAACGCATAAGGCAATATTTGCAGGTAAAGTCCATGGTGTAGTGGTCCACGCAACAATATATGTGGGTTTGTTTTGGAATTGGTGTTCTGGGAGTAATTCGAAGCGGACATAAATAGATTTGCAATCTACTTCCTTATAATTTTGGCTGGCTTCGAAATTACTAATGGGTGATTGCAATGCATATGAATACGGTGTAATTTTATAGCCGCGGTAAATAAGACCTTTGCGATAAAGTTCGCTAAATCCCCACCAAACGCTTTCCATAAATGGTGTATCCATTGTTTTATAGACATTGTCAAAATCGGCCCATCTTCCGATACGATTATAGATTGGTTCCCAATCACGTTCACATTGTTTAATAGTATTTTTGCAGAATTCGTTAAATTTTACAATGCCTATTTTATCTAAGTCTTCTAGAGTAGAAATTTCCAATGCTTTGTTTGCAACACTTTCGATGGGTAAACCGTGGCAATCATAACCTAATTTATTGTGGCAATGGAAACCCATCATAGCTTTGTAATTTAAAACAGTGCTTTTAATTGTTCCAATGGCACAATGGGCAATATGTAGGTTTCCACTACAAAATGGCGGTCCATCAATAAATTTATATTCTTTATAATTGCTTTGATTAGTATTATTAGTATTATTAATATTATTAATATTGTTAATATTGTTAATATCGTAAATTTTGTGCATTCCGTAGGTGTTCCATTCTTCTAAAACTTTATTCTGGTAGTTTGCAAATGTATTCATTCTAGAGTACTATGTTTTTTGTAAGTCTATGTAAATTTGTAAGTTTGTTTATAAAAGTTTATAGTAATTAGAAATAATAAGTATTTGTAATCAATTTTTATATTAAAAATAATAAAAATAATAGTAGATATAACAATAAAATGTTTGGTATAGATATTCTATTCAGACGATATGGATTACTTTGATGTGTATAGTGGAGATATTTGGTGATTTTGCATTAGAAAAATATACACATACGTGGAAATTAATTGATTTAGGTAATGGTAAAACAAATAAATTTTATTTATAAAATTTTTGCAATAACTAAATAGTTATATAAATTGTATGTTATAGTAGTACCGCCAAAAAACATTAAGACTAAATATAACAATGTAATATTACTAACTTTACCAATGTATCCTAAATATCCTAAATAAAACATTAGTGGTCCTATTACTAAAATATCAATAATTCTTATAAATTGACTTTTACTTCCACTTGTGGAAATAACGCCTAATATTAGCGCAATTACTAAAAGTAAGATTGAAATATATTCTTTATTAAGATACATTTGACTTTAATATCTAGCTAGAATAAAAAGCAAAACTCTTATTTTTATTGAATAATAAATAGTTTAGTTATTTTTTTTATTTTTTTGTATATCACTAATTATTTTGCCTCGATCCATAGTAATTATTCTATCAAGATTTTCAGTAATAGTAAGATTATGAGTAATAATTATTATACCACATTTCTTACCTATAACTTCTAACATTCTAGTAACATATTTTGCACTGTCTTTATCAAGTGAACTTAAAGGTTCGTCACAAATGACTAAACTGGAGTCTTTCATAATAGCTCTTAAAAACCAAATAATAGCGCGTTGTCCTCCGGAAAATGATTCACCTGTTTTTCCTACTTTTTCGTGTAATCTTTTTCTAAACACTTTTTCTAGTTCAACAAATCCATTTTCGCGCATAAATTTAAATATGACTTCCACAGTAATTTCTTTTGGAAGTCCATAAGTTAAATTTTCTTCTAGAGTACGATTAAATAATTTTGGATGTTGTGGAATATAAACAATATGTTTTCGTAAATCATCAATATCAATATCTCTAATTGGGATACCATTAATGAAAATATTTCCACTTTGGAAATTCTTCATACGAGTTATTAAATTGACTACCGATGTTTTGGAACTTCCACTATGTCCAACAATTCCTACTTTTTGTCTGGGATATAATCTTAAATTGAATTTGTCTAAAATTTTAACATCACTTGTAGCTGGTTTATAATCAACATCCTTAAAAACGATATCCAATGTTTCTGGGTTTGGTATTTTCTTATTTTTGCTGTTTGTCTCATCTTTAGGCAATTCGTTAATAAATTTTTCAATGAGTTCGATATGGCTGCGTAGGCTCATAAAATCTTTACTTGATTCGAATAATCCCATAAGTGAGCCTAGAATAGTATAATTGAGGATGAAAATGCTAACTAGTGATGCAACAGTTATTTTTTTATGTAAAAATAGTCTGTATGCGACATAATTGAGTGCTAGAAAGAGGAATATATTTATGATAGAGAAATATATGCGGAATTTGCGATTACATATACCGGATATATATTGTTCACCACGGGTTTTTTCATTAATGTCTGCAATTCGCTGTTTTTCATCTGGTATTTTGCGAGCAGTGTATATAGATAATAAATTTTGCAGTGTGTCTTCGATTTCTTCGTGGCATTCATCATAAAGGTGTTCGACTTTCTTAATATTTGCATTACAAGTATTAAAATATAACCGTGCCATAATAAATACAACTCCGACACATCCCAAATACATAAAGCCTAATGAATAATGATGCCGGAATAAATATACGAAATTAGATACGATAAGAATACAGTTAGTGAGTAGGAAACGTTGTATTTGATTTGAAATATCATCTAAAATCCAGGGTAATTTAATAAGTTTAGTGAGAATTATGCCGATTTTAAGTTCTTGATAATTTTGGTTATAACGATTTACGATTAAGTCGAAGAAGAATTGGCGGATGTATGCGTGAAACTTAGGCCAGATATAGTTATCGACGAAGGAAATACCGATACTAAAACACTGGATAAGAACCCATATTCCTAGTAATACTCCGAATAAGTGTTTGGATTTTGCAAGGTTTTCGTCTTTTAAGGAATTTATTACTTCACCATAATAATGTGGCATGGCAACACTTTGCAATGGTAGTGAAATTAGAGTGATTAGGTATAGTACGTATGATTTCCAGTTATCTTTTAAAAAGGCAGTATATAAGTCATATAATATTGTTGATTTAGGGGCTTTATCGTCATCTGATTTTGTAGATGTACTAGTTGTAGATGTTTCTGTCATTTTGTATGTATTAGCTACTTATTATTAAGATTTAAAAATATAAAAAAAATACATTGAAAAATTATTTATTAATTATTTATTAATTAACTACATAACTATTTATTTAGTTATTTTTACTAATTAGTTATTTAGTTTTTCTAATTTTATATTGACACGTTTATCATCAATAGTTTTATTGATATATTCAGTATATGTTTCAAGTGTATATTGTTCATCTGGTTTCTTAATAATATTATTAATTATTTTTTCAGAATGTTGTTTAAATTCAGTAAAATTATTAAATTTTATACCATCAATTATAAAATCATTTAGTTTTTTTGTATTAGTATTATCAGTATTATCAGTATTGACTGTATTTTCCAGTTCTATAAAGCAGTTATATCTTAATATTTGGAATAATGCAAGTTTTTCATCATCATCTAGTTTTTTAGATGATAAACCAGATTTACGTTTATATATTTTATTTTTTGAATCTAGAGTAATTCTAACATCAAATGCAGATCCTCTTGTTTTAGAATTATTAACTTTTTCCATAAATGTATAATTATAATTACTGTTATATATATCGTATTGACTACTAGATTGACTACTAGATTGACTACTAGATTGTTTGATAGATTGATTATCATTAGATATGATTTGCTTAATGGGTAAAATTGTTGTACGTGGGTCAATATATTTTGGTAATTTCAAAGTATTCATATAATCTAGAAAACCGTTTATAGTTGTATTTGTGTTGAATATTTCTGTAAGTAATTGTTCAGTATGGGTTTTAAATTCATCAAGTGTTGTAAAACGTTTATTATCTATCATTTCAGATATGATATTAGGATATTTTACAGAGTATAGATAACGTTTTGCAATTACGTGGGCTAGGCGATGACGTATAGTCAAACTAGGTGGTTTATCTTGTTTAGTTGATTTTTCACTAATAGTAATATCATTAGTTCTGGCGTTGGAAATTTCTAATCCGAATATTGGTATAGTATTGCCGTTATTTGTGTATTTTACAGGATGTATAAATAATAATGAATTAAAACTTAGTTTTGGATAACTAGTATTATTATCATTTTCATTATCTTTATCAGTTGTAGCTTGTGTAATATAATCATTTAATGAGTTTTCACGTGATACATTAGCTCTGTTCATATTTTGAGTTTTTTGATCGGTGATTCTTAGATTAGATTTACGGTTATCGAGTTTATTACCGTTAATATGATCTACTAATTTTTTATCTAATTCTTTTAAATTTAATAGATATCTGTGGAGATACATATTTTTATTATTAGGCATCTTAACCCATATATATTGATTAACTGCCATATGCCAGGATGGATGAATAATAGTTGTTTCGTTGTTATCATTAATAAATTGTATATTTCTAATTTTATCTATATCATCTTCATCAATTATAAATGAAAATTGTTTATCTATATTTGCTTGTATATTTGCTTGTTTATTTGCTTGTTTATTTTCAGTATCATCTTCAATACCAACTGATATTTCATAATATTTTTTTTTTTTTGGGTCAGTTTCGTTAATAATTTCAATAAGCTTATAGTTATTAAATAATTTACCTGCAAATCTTCCTAAATTTTGTTTAACACCATCAAATGTCTGTAAAATACGTATTTCATTATCATTATAAAATTTAATTGGTTGTAGTATTTCTTTGAATTTAGGTGCTAATATTTTATTATGTTTTTGTATAATATCAATATTATTTAATCTAAAATCAAATTCATCCTCATTTTTGAATATATATTCAATATCGATATCTGTATTATCGGTTAAGTAATTAATTATATTGATATTAGCCCCATTTATTACAGAATTAATTTTTTTATTATTACCACGAAATTCTATATCCCATTCTAGAATATTTATTTTTGTTGTATTCGCAGTAGGTGTAGGTTGATTAGATATTGCATTTTCTGATATTGTTGTATGTATAAATAATTTTGTTAATAAATCTTTATCTATTTTGAAAGTGATGCCTTTATTTGTTCTAACTTCGTAATATTCACCATCATTATTACCATCATTATTACCATCATTATTACCATCATTATTAAGTTTAACTAATTTATATTTATTTTGCAAAGTATATTCTGTATCTTGAAAAGTAATAGTAGACATAAATTTTTGCGACATTCTAGAATAATTTTAAGTAAATGGATATGATATTTAATGTATAATAAAAAGTATTTCAATTTCAATTTTTATTTTTAATTTATAAGTTGAAAAAATATTTAAAAAATAAACGCAATAGACAAACCCTCTAATTTGAGTATGCAAGTCCACCCATACCACTCATAATACGGAGAACGTTGTAGTTGACGGCGTAGATGTTAAGATTAAGTGAATATGCAACAACAGCAAGTGTAGCACCTGAGGGAAGAGGGTAGTTAGAATCAGAAGAGTTGAAAGTAAGTTGGAGAACAGCATTGTCAATACGAGAAAAGTTGCAAGTACCGCTGGGTTGATGCTCCTCAGGAGAGAGGGCAAAGCTGTAGTTGTAGATGTATTGGCGGAGAGATCTCTGTTTAAGATCGCTAAAAATACCACCAAGGTCGCTACCAACGCGGGGAATGCGGCAGTGATGTTCATAGTTCTGGACCTTGCGGAAATAATCAGCATAACGAACAGAGAAACGGTCGTGGCCGTTTAACTGGAGTAAACCAGTAGTGAAGGCATCACAACCAGTAGTTGTTGAGGAACCAGAATAGTTGAAAAGTGCACCAGAACCAGTTGTAGTAGTAGTGAAAGCAGCAGCGTGGTTGCTAGTAGTAAATGCCCAAACAAGCTCCTTAACAGGGTGGTTGAAGTTAAGAGTAATGTTCTTGTTTGTGCTACCGCTGGCAACGGTTTCAGTACCAGTGAATTGAACCTGCTCAATGAGGTACTCGTGGCTGACCTGGGCAAAACGACGACGTTCATCAGTATCTAGATAGACATAATCAACGTATAGCTTGCAGCTCTGAAGGGAACCAGTAGCAGAAGAAGCATTAGTTCCAGTACCTTGGAGTAAATTAGCAAGAGGTTGGAGTTCAAGGTTAAGCTTGACTTCATGGTACTGGAGAGCAATAAGGGGAAGAGCAAGACCAGGGTTACGATTGAACCAGAACTGGAAAGGAACATAGAAACGAGTAACATCATCGGCATCAAGAACACCAGTTTGATCGCTAACTGCAGAACCAGCATCACTAACAGCATTGCCAACCATGTTGTCGTATCCGTGGCGTTTGCCAGCAGGGATAGTAAGTTCGGTCCAGATGTTCATCCAGTCACCATAATGACGGTCAATGAGTTGTCCACCGATTTCAATCTCGGCTTGCTTGATAAGAGCATTACCAAAACCATAGGTCCAGACAAAGTCAGTAGCACCACCAACATTAGGGGTAATAACCTCAAGATACATCTGTTGGATTAAATCACCATTACGGCTGATGGTAGCAGTTACACGGCGACCGAAATCGACACTACCGTTGAAAGTCTGCTCAATAGACTCAACAGCGAAGTTGGTGTGGCGACGGTATACGACCTTGAAGAAAGTGATTTGGGGATTACCAGTTAGGTAGACATCCTGAGCGCCATAGGCGACGAGTTGCATAAGACCTCCAGACATTTTAGATTAGATTTGATTAAGATTGAAATTATACTTTAATGTAATATTATTATTCTAGAAGAATTAGACAAAAAATATAATTACCAAAATATATTTAGTATAATATTTCAATAAATACACTAAGTAAATAATTATTTAATTTAAATTATCGAAAAAAATAAACTAAAAATTATTATGGAAATATGGAAATATTGAAAATATGGAAATATAGAAATATAGAAATATAGAAATATGGAAAATATGAAAAATATGGAAACTTTCTTAAAATATTAGAATAATGTTTTTATAAATGTATGGAAATATTCAAAAAATTATTGGAAAAATATAATATATGCAAAGGACAAACTCTCTAATTTGAGTATGCAAGTCCACCCATACCACTCATAATACGGAGAACGTTGTAGTTGACGGCATAGACATTGAGGTTCATGGCGTTGGCGTTGGCAGCTGGAACTGCAGTTTGGGCATCAGCGCTGTAAGTGAGTTGGAGAACAGCGTTATCAATGCGGGAAAAGTTGCAAGTTCCGCTGGGTTGATGCTCCTCAGGGGAGAGGGCAAAGCTGTATGAGTAGATGTATTGAGAACGAGCAAGTGTGGGCTCAGTAGCTTGATCTAAATCACGACCAACGCGGGGGACACGAGTGTGGTGTTCGTAGTTCTGGACCTTGCGGAAGTAATCAGCATAACGAACAGAGAAACGATCGTGACCGTTAAGTTGGAGAAGAGCAGTGGTGAAAGAATCACAGGGGGTTGTACCTGCATTAGCACCAGATAAATTAAACCAGTAATTGCCAGTAGTATCTGCATTGAGAGTACCGGCAGCAGTTAATGTAGCATTGGTAGTGGCATTAGTTTGAGTAGTGTGTACCCAGATAAGTTCCTTAACAGGGTGGTTAAAGTTAAGGGTAACATTCTTGTTGGTATCACCAGTAGCCTTGGATACTGAACCAGTGAATTGAACTTGTTCAATAAGGTACTCGTGGCTGACCTGGGCAAAACGACGGCGCTCATCAGTATCAAGATAAATGTAATCTACATAAAGCTTGCAGGAAGTAAGACCTAATGAACTAGCAACAGTGAAGCTACCACCTGTAGTAATATTTACCTGATATAAATCAGAAAGAGAACGGAGTTCAAGGTTAAGCTTAACTTCGTGGTACTGGAGAGCAATGAGGGGAAGAGCAAGACCAGGATTGCGATTGAACCAGAATTGGAAAGGAACATAGATACGTTTCTTGGCATCAGCAAGGACACCACCGAATTGTTTATCTAAACCATTAGTAACATCAACCTTATTACCAACCATGTTATCATAACCAGCACGCTTGCCAGCAGAGACAGTAAGCTCAGTCCAGATGTTCATCCATTCACCATATTGACGGTCAATAAGCTGACCACCGATTTCAATCTCAGCTTGCTTAACGAGGGCATTACCAACACCATAAGTCCAGGCAACAACGTTAGATGCATCAGGTGATGCAGCTGTAGTAAGAGCAGGAAGAACAACCTCAAGATACATCTGTTGGATAAGATCACCATTACGGCTGATGGTAGCAGTTACACGCTTTCCGAAATCAGCCTGACCGTTGAAAGTCTGCTCAATAGACTCAACAGCGAAGTTGGTGTGGCGACGGTATACGACCTTGAAGAAAGTGATTTGGGGATTACCAGTTAGGTAAACATCCTGTGCGCCATAGGCGACGAGTTGCATAAGACCTCCAGACATTTTAGATTAGATATAAGATTGAAATTATACTTTAATGTAATATTATTATTCTAGAAGAATTAGACAAAAAATATAGTTTATAAAATTTATTTTTAGTATTTTTCATTATTTATACACTAGTTTAATAATTATTTAATTTAAATTATCGAGAAAAATAAATAGTTTTTTAATTATGAATTTGTTTTTCAAAATATTTTTAATTTCATATTCTAGAATAATCTAGAGAATGAAAGAATATATTCTTGGTAATATTTTTGGTATTACCCAAGTATTAATTGGACACCCTTTTGACACATTAAAAACTAACTTGCAAAATTCTAGAGATATAAAAATATTCATCAAAAATCCAATCCAATTATATCGTGGTATAATATATCCTTTACTAATGAATAGTATTGGCACGTCTTTTCTTTTTGGTAATTATGATTATTTTTATAAACAAACTAATAATAGACTTATTGCAGGTATGCTTACTGGAAGTATAAGTGCTGTAATTCTAACACCATTTGATTATAAAAAAATCCAATTGCAAACTAAATCTGTCCAAGATCAATCTCAATTTATAAAATCAGAAACATTATCAGAAATAGTTAGAAAATATTATAAGGGATTTGCATATACATTAAGTAGGGAAATTACTGCTATACCAATATACTTTTATTCATATCATTATTTAATTGAATATACTAATCCATTTATTGCTGGTGGTATTGCAGGTGTTAATAGTTGGTTATTTACATATCCTATTGATACATTAAAATCACGCAAACAATTATATCAAAGTAAAACTTTAAAAGAAATGATTAAAATGGGTAGTCTATATAATGGATTAACTATTACACTAATTAGAGCATTTGTTGTAAATAGTAGCAGTTTTTATATGTATGATTTAATAAAACAATTACATTTAGAAAATTAGATTTAGAAAATTAGATTTACAGAACTAAAATTAATAATTATAATAATTTTTATCGGTGTCAGTAGTTAATCCAGTAAATTGTTCACTAAGATTTTTATTATAAAATAAATATGGCGAATAAATATTGGATGTACCAGAAAAATTAGTTTGAACTATGTTAGTAGAAGGTCCTCTCATTGCTGAACTCATAGAAATACCTTCCGATGTTAATACACTCATATCTACGCCTGAATTTAATAATGCAATTGTTTGTGATGGAGATAATGTAGGAACAGTTGCACCGACAGTTGTACTAGTGATACCAGCACTTGTTGTAGTAGGAATAGTTGCACCGACAGTTGTACTAGTAATACCAGCACTTGTTGTAGGCATCATTGTAGTTGTGGGAGCCATTGTTGTAGAAGGCATAGCCATTGCAGTAGATGTGGGTAGTGGAGTTATTATTACAGGATTTCTAGAGAATGTGTAATTAGTTCCATTCAACCGATTATAAACGTTAACCGCATAACTACTATTTAGGTTAATGGTTCTGTTATTATTAGGGTTATATAATGAATAATTTGGCATACTAGAACCATTATTATAAGGTGATCTATTTGCATCTACAACAACTTCATTAACACTATATTCGGTATCATCTCCATATAATGCAGTATATAATGTTACATTATCAGGTCCTGCATACCTTATATAATCATTTAATCCATTTCCTTGCAAATTCACAAGACCTTGATAAAGATTAGAATATCCTATATCAGTAATATATTGTAAATTAGATGGTAGTTCATTTTTTGAATTAATTGTAATAGAAATTTGACTATTAATATTTGCAGCAGTGGTAGTAGATGCCATTATTGTAGAAGGCATAGCCATTGTAGTGGTAGGCATCATTGTAGGCATCCACATCATTGTAGTGGTGGGAGCCATTGTTGTAATGGGTTGTGATTGTACAGTAACAATAATTGATGGTTCGGAATAGGCCGCAGGTAAAGATGTCCAGACAACAGTTCCATTGCTATCTAAAATTGATACAATTAATCCTGTATTTCTGTCTTGGCAACAATCAGTACGTGGATAAATTTCTACTCCAGAAATATTTACAGGTGATGCAAAGTTATATTGCCAATAATCACCAATTCCAGCTGCAGAATGTGCTATATATCCATCAGGACCTGACCATCCTTGTTCAAAATTAATTGGTGCATCAGTAATAGATTTATTTTTGTTTTCAAGTGTTATTTTTAAAGCATTAGATGCAACAGCTGTTGAATATGTACTATTCATTGTAGCTCCAGTATCTTGAGTAATAATATTTTTACCATCAGAACCATAAATAAAAACACCTGCTATATTAACAGGTTGGCCTGTTTGTGGTGTAAATCTTACAGATGTTCCAGCAATAGTTGGTCCCATTGTAGGCATCGACATCATTGTAGTTGTAGGCCTCATTGTAGACATAGACATCATTGTAGTGGTGGGAGCCATTGTTGTAGAAGGCATAGCCATTGCAGTAGATGTGAGCGCCATGGTAGTAGTAGGATTTATAATTGTAAATAGTTTGCGTGCATCATTAATATTTGCAGGTGGATCAGCATCGTTAATAGCTCCACTTGCATTTGTAATAGTTCCAAAACTAAAATTTGCAATACGATTTTCTCCATAATTTTCTAGTAAATTTGAAGCGGTTAGACTAATTTGATTAGTTGATACATTTACATTAGTATTAAATACATTTACTTGTAGATTATTTATACGTGCAACACAACAATCTTTACGACTAAAAACTTCAATTCCTGATATTGTTGTAAGATTATTAAAATTATATATCCATACACCATCTTGTTGTGTATGAGCACAATAAGTATTATTATCCCAATCCATAAAGCTAGGTGGGTATTCTACTAATCCATAAGGATAATTATTATTATTTGATGCAATTGTTAATGTTCTGCTAGTATTTAATATATGATCTTTAATAATTTTTAAAGGATTTGTAGAAATATTATCAGCATAAGTGCTAGTTTGTGTTGATGTACCTATAGTAGGATCACTTAAGTTAATAGCATTACCATTTTGATCATAAACAAATACACCAAAGACACCGATATATTGTAGAGGATTAGAAATTGTTATAGATTTTACTAATGAAAGATTATCAAATTTCTCTTTTGTTCTAAAATTATTTGGTTTCGGATTAATAACATATAAATATGTTAAACAAATAATAATAATTAATGCTAGAATACATATTCCAATTTTAATATATAATTTTGTATTCATTTTTATATAATATATAATTTATAATTATAAATTATAATTTTTGAATAATATTTGTTAAAGTATATATTTTACTTATTAAGATAAAACCAGAAAAAAAATAGAAAAAATATAGAAAAAAATGGTAAAATATATAATTAATTAAATAAAAATTGAAAAACAATTGTCTAGTAAGTTTGTTTGTTTTTCTAGTAATAGGAAAAAAAACCGAATTTATTTACTCGATAAGCACAATAATGTGCAATTAAATTAAATAAATGTCCTACTATTTAATTTAATAGGTTGTTTCCTTTAGGGAGGAGACATCGATTTATTCGGTTTTTTTTAAATATCAATTTTTGTTAAAAAAATATAAATTCCTTTTTTTTGAAAATTGCAATTTATATTATTTAGTCCATAAAATAATTAAATAGTAGGCGTACACCAATTCCGCTGGCTTCTGGTGAAGCATATTTCACTATGTCAGTAATTTTATAGCTAGGTCCTGCGATATCAATATGTAGCCATTTAGTATTTTTCTTGATAAATTGTCGCATAAATAAGCTAGACATTATAATATCTGCGCTAGAAGCGAAACTAACATTTTTAATATCTGCCACATAACTTTCTAATTTATTTACGTGTTTTTCCATCATTGGTAATGGGACTAATAATTCATTAATTTCCTGACCGCTAGAAATCATTTTTGCAGTTTCCTTATCACTATTAACTGATAATATATTACTAAACATCTTACTAGATAATGATTCTTGTTGTCCTGTAAGTGTTGAAAAATCTATTAATATTGCATCTGGATATTTATCTACTGCATATGCTAAACAATCTGCCAATACTAAACGTCCTTCTGCATCTGTATTAGTAATTTCAACGGTTTTGCCATTATATGCTTTCAGTACATCGCTGGGTTTAGTTGCATCTGGTCCAATACTATTTTCAGCAAAAGGGCATATTACATTAATACATTTAGTTCCTTTATTCAATGCATATCCTAATAAGAATGCAGTAACTGTTGCAGCACCAGATAAATCTGTTTTCATTTCAACCATACCTTTACCACCTTTAATATTAAGCCCGCCTGTATCAAAAGTAATGCCTTTACCTAATAAAACATATGCCGGGTCGTCGTCTTTTTTATCACATTCTCCGCCAGTGTATCGCAAAATTAAAACTTTGGGTGCATTTTCTGGAGAACTTGCTTTACCAACACCTAATATGAGACCCATTTGTAGTTTTTCTAGTTTGTCTTTTTCTAGTATGTCTATGGCGATTGATAATTTATGTTGTTTAATGAATGTTTTAACGAAATCAATAAATCTATCGGCTTTGGATATATTTGCGGGTTCGTTGATTAAATCGCGTGCGATAAATACACTTTTAACAATGTTAGATAAATGTTGTATTCTAGATACATATAAATTTCCTGATTGCCTATTTACTGATTTATTTATAACTAGATTTATACTATGTAAATAGTATTTTATTGATTTTTTATTAAGGGCTTGTTTGGTTTTATATTTATTAAATCTATAGGATGATAATAATATACCTTCTAGAATAGTTTCTAAACATTTAGTATTGCTCTTCAAATTTCCCTTCGAATTTCCCTTCGAATTTCCCTTCGAATTTCCCTTAGTATTGCCCTTATCTATAGTATCGACTATATTAAATGATTTGATATTATTTGATTTAACTATGTTAAAAATAGTATTACCAGATACACGTAAACTTTCTAGTAATTCACTATCATTAGTTTTATTGAATGACTTGTTATTAATCACTACTATAAATATTTGATGGATTTTAGTAAAAGGCGGTAAATTATTTTGATTTTTAGTTTTACGTATGGTTTTACTTATGGTTTTACTTATGGTTTTATTATGTTCTAGCTTACTATTTTTTTTGGTTTTGCTACTGTAGACAGTATTGTTAGTATTGTTTTTATCTTCGATAGTTAGATTAGCAACATTAATATTTTTGTTTTTAATATTATTTTCAATATGTTCTAGAATGGAATT